AACCAAGTGGTTTAGTTTATGAAGGAGAATATGAAGTAGCAAAAGATGAAGAAGAATTAGTAAAGTTTTTAATTGACGAAGATAACCAAGATGAGTTATTAGTCTTAGAAGGAAAACTTAAATCTAAAAAACTAGCTGCAGTGTAGTATCTAGTTTTATTAAAAAACATTAGGTATGATATCTGTAGATAGTTTATTATATAAAATAGATCAAAGACTAAATAAACTATCAACGAATGAGCATCAAAAAATTCAACTAGAAGATAAAATCTTAGCTCTGAATGAAGCTCAGATCAAGTTGATAAAACAAAAAGTTGATGGTTTTGCAATCCCAAACAGATTGGGAATGGATTCTTTTAAGAAAAGATATGAAGATTTACAAAATCTAGTTATAGATTATGAGAATCAACCGTTAGTTTTAAAAGAAGCTAATACAGAAATAAATAAATGGGATGCTGATATAACAGTATTAAAGCCTAAATACATGTTTTATGTAGATAGTTATGTTATAGCAGATAAAGGTAAATGTAAAGGTCGTAAGATTTGGATTAATAAAGATCTTAGTAAACACGGAGATTTAGCATTATTATTAAATAATGATCATTATAAGCCAAGTTTTGAGTATCAAGAGACTATAAACTCTCTCAGTTCAAATGTAATAAGCATTTATACAGATGGTACGTTTACACCTAAAACCCTTAATGTAATGTATATGAGATATCCTGTATACATTAATAAAGAAGGATATATCCAATTTGATGGTACACCTTCAACAAATGTAGATTGTGAACTAAACGAATATTTAGAAGATGAACTTTTAGATTTAACAGTTCAAAATCTAGCAATGTATACTGAAAACAGTGCTGCAGTACAAAGTGCACAATTCAGGATACAAACAAACGAGTAATTAATAACCCCTTAAATATATAAAAATGGCGGATTTTTCATTGACTACATTATTTGTAGTCCCAGTAGGGCAGACAGATTTCCCTAGCTCTGGTTCAACCCAAGACCTTACACCAGGTCAAGTGGGATTTTACACTGACACTTATGACGCAGTTAATCCAATTAACGATGACATAGATGACTCTCAGTATTTTTACGTTGCTCAAGGTAGAGAGAACACTTATCTTCAAGGATCAAAAAGATCTGGTAAGATTGCTTACAAGAACAGTAACACTTTTTATCAACCTGCAAACATAACTGAACTTTACTCTGTGAAAGGTTGTGCAACAGCACTTAACCAAATTACAGAAGTAGACAATTGGACTGTGCAGTGTGGTGAAGTTGTAACTTTAACATTACGTGCTCACTCTTCTTACATTGATACTCTTTACTTCAATGGATTTACACGTTCAGTAACTGTAAATGCACCATGTTGTGACTGTGGAGGTGATCCATGTCTAGACGTTGATGTACCAGCATTAATTGATCAATTTATTGTAAAGTTAGAGCAACAAGCTCCTGGCAATAACCCAGACAACATTAGCTTTAATTCTTTCTACACTTTTGAAAGAGTAGGAGATGATGCTAGTGCAAAATTAGTAATTACAGGTAAACCATTAACAAAATATGGTCAACCATGTGATGTAGCAGCTGACCCACATGAATTTGACAAAATGCGTTTTCATGCATTTGTTTATTCAGGACCTGCAACTACTGCAGACTTTATTGTAGCAGACAATTGTGATCCTGTTGCTGATACTCAAACGGTTCAAGAGTCTTCTTATCCAAGAGGTACTTCTGATGAAATGAAACAATTAGAAAAGAACTATTACAGTTACCAAGCTGGTTACTTAAAGTCTTTACTAAGAATGGGTGGATTCAATCAAAACTTTGAATCTCATGTAACGGATGGTGTTATTTATGACACGATTACTATTAAGTTCAACGAAATTGATAAGTCAGCTTATCAGTGGGGAGACTACATAATGCAAGATCAAACAGTAATCATTGCAGTTCCTCAAGGGACTCTTTCTGAGGATTTGATTGAAGCTCTTGTAGGTGATTTTGATGGTATTGAGTATGGTGCTGTTTGCCCAACTACAACAACAACTACTACTCAACTTCCATAAGAAGGTTGATAAGTAGATATAATATATGCCAGAGGGTGAGAAGGATTCTCGCAATCCTCTGGCATTTTTATTTAAAAAAATAAATCATAAAAGTGTATGTTAGAATATAATTTAGATTTAGTAACAGGATGTAACAACAATACATTATATCTTATTGTTACGGATGCTTCATATTATCCTAGTAGTCCACCTGTAGCATTTAATCCAACTATTACAATTACACCACCAGGTTTTGAACCAGTGGTTTTACCTTTTGTAGTAAATGAGACAAATGTTTTTGGTTCTGATGACTTAGGTATAACTGAAGAAGGATGTAGACAAGATATACCTGATGGTATATATTGTTTAGAGTATACAATAGAAGTAGATGAGTTACTGCCTCCAACAAGTATAACAATAGACAAAAAAATATTACGAACTGCACAACTAGAAGAAAAGTTTAATAATGCTTTTTTAAAACTAGATCTTATGCAATGTGATGGAGAGATAGCAAAGCAAACTAGTGTAAACCTCAATACTATTAATTTTTTTATACAAGGTGCTATAGCTGCTGCCAATAATTGTGCAGATAAAGAAGCAATGCGTTTGTACACTCAAGCAGATAAAATGTTGAATCATCTTGATAAATGTGGATGCGGTTGTTCAGGGACTAACTATTTAGTAAATTTTAAATAATGGCTCAGTGTGCAAATTGTGGAACAAAAGTAGGATGTGGGTGCCAGTTAACAAATGGCTTATGTCCTCACTGTAAAGTTTCTAAAAATAAAATATAGTATGTTAGAAAGTAAGTTTACTAATTGTAAAAACTGTGGGGATATAGATGACCTACTTAAAAGAATAAATTGCAAGTTAACTGAGCTTAGTTATAACATGTACAACAATGTTGTATTCATGTTAAATAAGTGTGTTCCTTCATATGAGCTTACTCAACTATTAAAATACAGAGAAATTCTAATAAATAAAAAGACCAACTTAACAGTATATTCAAAATCATATAAAGTGGGTGACTTGATAGGTGGAGGTGCTGTAGTTAAAGTTTTACCCAATAATGAATATTTAGTAGTAAGTTTAATTGAATATGTTGGTTATGTCGGTTGGTCTATGTCTGGTGATTATGATTACATATCAGGTGCAATAGGGAAAGAAATAGGAGATGGAGAAGCTAATACGGATGCTATAATAGCTACGTACGGTGAAGGTAACTATGCAGCAAGTGTAACACGATCATTTTATGGTTCAGATTGGAACTTGCCAAGTAAGGATGAGCTTTATGAGATATTTATCAATAGGTCAACTTTAGAAGCAATCCCAGGATTTGAACCTTTTATTGGTTACTTTTATTGGAGTTCTACACAACCAAGTGAAATATCAAATCCTGAATTTTATGCATGGGGAATATCTTGGCCTGATGGAAATCAAAATACTCCAAACAAAGTTCTTGGATCAGGTATACGAGGTGTTAAAATTTACAAAGAAGAAGTAGAAGAACTTAGCGATAGTTATTTAGAAAACTTTTCTATAGAAGACATTGCAGGTAAAGTTATAAGATTAACTGCAGGATGTTCACCACGATGTCCAAAAGTAAATCCAGTGTGTATATCAACAACTTCTAGTACTACAACAGTAAACTGTAGCATTACAAGTGGGCAAATAGAATGTGTTACACCACCAACAACAACCACAACAACAATAATTTAAAAAAAATAAAAAGATGTCTTGTAAAAATTGTTTTAATGGATGTACAGAAATTACATCAGATAAATGTGTTAGATATACAGGTGAGGATATTTCTGAGTTAGGAATATCTAACGGAGACACATTACTTAGTGTTGAGCAAAAAATAACTCAATACTTAATTAGCACATTAGATGGAACAGGTATTTTACCTGATGTTTCTCCTAGTGTTCTTTGTGATATTATACAATCAAATTTACCAGCAGTTGGTCCATTTACATTAAATGATTACTTAACTGGATTAATTAAAGGATTGTGTGAAGTAGATGAAAAAATAACAACTCTTAAAAATGAAAACCCAAACACAGAGTACACATTAGGATGTTTAACTGTTTCAAATAGCACAAATACACACGATGTATTACAGGCTGTAATAACTAAATTGTGTGCTGTTGATTCAGAACTAGATTCATTTATTGGTCTTGTAGATGCAACTTATGTAAAAATATCTGATATAAATACTTATATAGCAAACTATTTAGCAACAGATCCTTCTGCAAGTTTAATAAGTAACAGAATGGCTCCTTATTCAATAACAGCATATGGAGGCCCTTTGGGTAATTTCGATGCTTCTGGAGCAGGTATAGGGGATTGGCAAAAAATATATTTATGTAATGGTAATAATGGGACACTCGATTTAAGAGGTAGAGCATTAATTGGAGCAACATCAGGAATGGGTGGAGGAGTAATGAGTTCAAAAGTAGACCCTGCTGTTTCAGGTA